CGCGCTTACGCCCTACACAACAATACGACAATATGTCAAACTACAACCCCAGCCAGATCCTCATCAGGAATTATCTCGCCGAATACAAAGCAAGACGACACCTACTACAGAAGAAGTTACCAACTCCACCAGAGCAAAGAACCGACCGCGATGATGAACTAAATCCCATGCCATACGATCTCGACACATCCAGAACCCTTGGAAGACAGAAACATGAATCACTCATTAAAATGAGCACTAAAGAATTCAATGATGAAGTCAGAACTACACTCGAATCAAAATTGCAATATGTACCCGAAAAAGGTTTTCATAGATATGAATTTTTCCGTTTATATGACGATAATTTTCAACTTCCAGAAAAACGCAAACCAGCGAAAGGAATTGAATTTGTCCCACTCAAATATCACAAAGGAATGATTGTATCCGCTGATCACTTACTACATGTAATGCAATCCGACACGAACTATATATTCCCTCAGGAAATACAGTTTAACCTTGAAGGCAATACTTTCCAACCTATACATTGGAAAATGATGAATTTAATTCAACGAAAATATCCGGAATACTTACGCTACACAGTTGAATACGTTCGACCACTAGGTACGACAGATGCTACATTCAGCAACTTTAACCACGCAATGAAACATACAGATGACTTGGATGAACCAACCTCTAATAGAATACTCAGGCACATTTTGAGACTACTAGATACCCAACCTTACCCACCAGTCCACTTTGTTGACACACAAGCATTGCACTTTCCCCTAACCACTGGAACCGGATACTACAACCGACATTCTGCACGCCGTGATGTTTACGCACACCATGCACATGAACCAGAATACGAAGGAATGTACACAAAGAAAGGATACTACTACAACGCAACATACCATTACGCGAGAACTGAAATACACTATATAAAAGAAAATGGAAGTCCCACTCCCATTTCGCCTAACTCAGAATCAAGCGATGACGAAATTGAAGACTACATTAGAGCAACCGTGAAATACTACGCTGAACGACCTACAATACTGTTCACTCGAAATCACATTTCTCAACCAGATAGACTCAAATCACGTCCAGTATGCGCAACTGATGATTCAATGTACATAGCAGACACTATGATTTTTGGACCAGCACTACTACAACTTAGGAAACCTTCCTGTTGTGTCATGCATGGCCTAGAAACACTAAGAGGTGCAAATCACTTTTTAGACTGGACCGCAAAGTTTTACGACTCATACGGAACATTCGATTGGAAACACTTAGACCAATCAAATCCAGCCTATATCCACAAGCACTTTTACCTCAAGTGGCTACCCGAAGTACTAATCATTAACAAAGGCTACCAGCCTACTTATGAGTACCCCGAATACCCGGATCTAACCCCCGACCTTATGTATAAGAGACTCGACAACCTAATCAATTTCAATATGAATTGGAATCTGAATATGACGTTTCTTACAGCCGAAGGCTACGCATATAGAAGAGAACATGGAGGAGAATGCTCAGGCAGACTACCAACCCAACTCTTTCAGTCATACACCACAATCTTTATGATTGTACACGCTTTAATCGAATTTGGATGCACAGACGATGAAATTATCGACATTCTGATGTTCATTATGGGTGATGATACAACAATATTCACTCATTGGACGCTCCAACGACTTTACGATTTCACAGCTTTCTTTGGCATTTTTGCCGAAAGAAGATGGAACATGATCATCTCACCAGAGAAGAGTGTTATCACGGAATTAAGAAGCAAGATTGAAACGCTACAATATCAATGCAATTTTGGAATGCCCAAACGACCAATTGGCAAACTTGTTGGACAAATTATCTATCCCGAACACGGATTTCAAGAAAAATACATGTCCATGAGATCCATTGGAATTCATCTCGCATCATGCGGAGAAGATGAAACACTTTCCGAATTATTACATGATATATACAATCTTTATCTCCCAAACGCAGACCTTAGCAAGGAAGCCTGGATTAAAACATTTTCCTGGTTACAAGGCTCCGTTCCACGTGATGAAGTAGAGATACCACTATCACTATACATGCAGGAATTTCCATCCATAGATAAAGTCAGACGACTAATCTCAACATACCATGGACCCCTCAAGTATCAGCCAAAATGGAATCTCAAATATTTCAAGCACCAACCCGATCATATCTATCAAGACTATGAAACGATGGCGTCATACAGAAGAAAACACGGAATTGTCCCACGACAACCTATCCGATTTCCTACACTGATGATCTAAATGAAATGTTTACCTTTTTACTTTGTTTGAATTCA